ATGAAAAAGTTGGCATTATTTTGCGTCGCACTCGGCATCAGCAGCAGTGCAATGGCTGGCATCGAAACCGTGAGCCGTTTCGATATGGGCAAAGAGAACTGGCCGTTTGTGCGTGAAGAGATGATGTTAAGCTGTGAAAAAGGCAACGTGCTGCTCGCCATTAACGATGGCACGCTGGTGCAATATCCGCTGAACGATGCGGCGGAAGCCAAAGTCAAAGCGGGCCAGATAAAGGCTGGATTCCCAATCAGTAAGATTCTGGCTGACGACCCGGCCAACCCGGGCCAGAAGAAGAGCCTGGCCCCGATTATCGCGCGCGCCGAAAAGCTCTGTAACTGATTGCACGACGCTGGCGCATACCTTTCGGTGCGCCAGTTATTTCCCATTCCACTCTCGCTGAAAAGCGCAGCCCGCCCGTTTCTGCCGCCGCGATCACAATACTAACAATCAGTTATTACGTTGTTTACAACTGGCTGGTAAACCCCCACAACTGGTCTATCTTTTAAAGTGCAAGGCGAATCGCCTGCAATAATGCCAACTTTTAGCGCACGGCTCTGAAAAGAGCCATTTCCCTGGACCAAAGACAGGAATCGTCTTTGGTCTTTTTTTGGATAGTACGTTAAAACAATCACTTAGATTTAAATCAATGAGTTACACCCCACCCTGTTACACCCCATTACACCCTGTAGGAACCTCTGCCGCCATTTTGCCGCCACTCAATTTTGCCAACTATCACTGTTTCTCTTGGCAGCTGCGTTTAAAAGTTGCAGTGTCATCACGGTATGAAACCTTTGTAGCAATAACATTACAAATTATCGTTCCAAAATGATATTGAACTGATTGACCAACATCAATCCTATATTCATGATTATCAATCAAACCAGAAACGTAATCTAAACCAACACTTTTAACAGAAATATAAATATTATTATTTACTAGTGGGTGGCTGCTGCTTCTCTCGATCAAGAATTCATCATTTTTCATTGCAACTTTATTCAGTGCTTCAGTGTTTATCTTAAGTTTTTCTTTTGTTTCTTCTAAGGTTTTTCCAAGCTTTGAATTAGATGTTGTCAGTTCGATTCTGTTTTTTTCTAAAAATTCAAGCCTGTTCCTTTGAGTTAAGTTTAATTCAATTTCTTGGGATGCCAAATTTATCTTTTCCAAAGTCTCGGGTAATTTCCATTTCTCAGACTTCTCGTAAGTAGTAATTTGATTCTGTAAGTCTTCAATTTGGGATGTGCGTAAGTTCCAAAACCACGTACCTAATGCTGTAAAAATAGCCAGCAAGAGGGTTATGCCACCTACGCTTAAAATTCTTTTTATTAGTTTAGCCATTTATTTTCTCTTTGAGTTGTGATTAGCAATTTAATTTATCATCCAATAATACATTTCTCAATAGAAACACCATGTTTAACCCTTATTATATCCAGGTTTTTTTGTGATTAAGATGATTCTTTTCAATTACCTAATCCTACTCTTTGTTAAGGGGTTTTTTGTAACCGCTTCTTCGAGATGATCAGGGGCGAAATGTGCATACCGCATTGTTACGCGAATATCTGAGTGCCCTAATATGCGCTGTAGTACAACTATATTTCCGCCAGCCATCATAAAATGGCTGGCGAAGCTATGGCGCAAAACGTGGCTCATTTGACCTTCCGGCAGTGTGATCTCCGCAAGGCGTATTACGCGATAGAACTGGCGGTAGCATTCTGAAAAGAACGGGCCTTCTTTATCCTTCAGGTCGTTATACAGTTCATCACCAATCGGCACGGTACGATTGCGTTTGCCCTTCGTGTTGATAAAGGTAATTTTGTTCGGAGATATCTGGCTGGATTTCAGTCCAGCCGCTTCACTCCAACGCGAACCGGTAGAAAGGCATATACGCACTATTAAGGTAAGTTCTGGATTACCGTGCAGGTCGCACGCAGCTAGTAAACGCTTAATCTGCACCTCGGTTAGCCATGCCATTTCTTTTTATGGCTCTTCGAATTCGCGAATATTTTTGAGGGGGTTGGGGTAGGTAATTTCGCCCAGGCGATCCAACTCGTTAAAAACCGCCCTTAAGAAACAGTGCTCACGGTTGACTGTTCCAACGCTAACCTTGAGAGATTTCTCACTGGTTTTATAACCATTTTCAATCTGGCCGCTTAAGCGACGTTCGCGGTAGTGCGCCCAGTCTTTTGCAGTGATTGCCGAGGCTATCGGATCGTTTAAGCCACGGCAGATGATGTGCAACTTACCAAGTCGTCCCTTTTTGTCACCCAGTGAGCAGCCGTGAAGTTTATACCAGAGTGTAATAATTTCACTGAGTTTTCGGCGATCCTGCTTTTCACCTAACCAGGGCTTAGTCTTCGCCTCTTCCATCTGGAAACTTTCATAGGCGATTGCTTCGGCAAGCGTTTTGAACTGTTTTCTTATGCGCTTCCCGTCGCGGCCGGTGGGGTAACACTCACACAGCCATTTCCCATCAGGCTGTTTTCTGATCGCCATTTCATCGCCTCAAGAAAAAGCGATAAAATACTGTATATAAAAACAGTATTCAATGTTTGTTTATTTTTGAACATACATAAAAAAACCCGCATTCGCGGGCTTCATCAATGGAGTAGGGAGGGCTGGCTCTCATGGCTGGTGTAAAGCGGTACCTTGTTAACAACGCCAGGCGAAACAATCACACCCGCTATGGATTCATGGGTTTTAAAAGTACAACTGCAATTGATGTTTTGACACTGGTGATAACGTTCTTTTGTCTCACGTGAAAGATAGCGGCTGCTCTTAGCGTGGGCCGCTGTCTGGCAAAGAGGGCAATGCATCATGATAAAACCTACCGTAAGCATGGAGGGGGAGGGGATGTATGGATATTGCATAATCAAACATTAATTTGCAAATACAAGTTATACTTAATTTTGCAAACATCTTATTCACCGCCTTTCTCTGCCACCTCATAACCTACATCAGACAACAACACTTCAAATTCCAGCGTCGTTGTAAAGCCGCTGCCGCTCAGGCTATGGGTCACTTTGCTGATAATCCACGGCTGCTGGTCGATAACCGACTTAAACCCGCTCACCTTCACCGGCGTTTCCGGGAACAGGTCAGCGCGCCCCATCGCCAGGGTAACAGAGAATTCAGCAACGCCGCGCTGCAGCTTCGACCATTTAGCCTGCGCGGCGCGCATTGCTGCCGCTTTTGTTGCATAGACCGTGGTGATGGCAAAAACGTTATCCTCACTCCCGGCCATATACTCACCCTCCTTGGCCTCGACGGGCTTTGTCGCTGCTGCCTTGGCTTTGGTTTTCTTGGCCGCCGGATGCTGTAGCGCCCTCAGGTGCTTCACCTTCGGCGTGCGCTGGATCTTAATCTTATTGGTTTTCGGCTTCGGGTCTTTGGTATGCAGCCAGCTCGCGGTAACCCCGGTGTACGCGCCACGGTCAGCAATGCTGAAACTGTGTCGATCACCGTCCTGCCGGGTAATGGTCATTTGCGGGATAGGCTTACCGCCTGCGGTGACGCCGCCACCCGGTTTTATGAAGAGCAGCCGACCGGCCTTAATGGCGGCCACGGCACCGTTTAACGTGGCGATGCGCGTCAGAAAAGCAGCGTCCGTCTCCTGCGTCTGGTCGATGTGGCTCACTTTCACTGATGCCAGCCCGTCACCCATCATCGGTTTGAGGTTATTGCGCGTGGCGACCTGGGTGATCACTTCTCCCAGCGTCGTGTCGTGATAGGACACCTCGCGCCGGGAATTGAGCGAGCCGCGAAAATCCGCACTGCGCGCCCGGATGGTCATTGCATCCGGTGCGCCGTGATGCTCAATCTCGTCAACCGTGAAGTCGCCCTTACCGATCAGCGGCTGGCCTTTCCAGCCGAGAAACAGTGAGATCACCGCGCCGCGTGGCGGCATGGTCAGTTGCCCGTCGGTGTCATCCAGCTCGATATCAAGCTGATCCGCATCAAAGCCCCGGTTATCGGTCATCGTCAGTGATATCAGTCGCGGGCTGATATCGGAGGTCACGTCCTCTGAATTGACCTTAACCATAAATGCCGGACTGAGCATGGCACCGGCAGGCATGGCAATACTGCTGATCCCGGTCATCCGATTAACCCCCCGGCCTGACTGATAAGGTTGCCCGCCGCCGTTTTGACGCTCGCCATTGCCGATGTGACCTGGCCCGGCAGCGAACCTGCCCCGCTAATCAGCCCGTCAGCCTGCTTTTTCAGGTCGCCAAACATCGCCGTCAGCGACTCATCAACGCGCAGCATATTCAGTGAGAACATGATTTTGCTGGCCGAGCCATCAGAATAAAACTCACTGCTTGTAGACGAGTAATTTTCAATGACATACATCCCGTAAATTGTCCCGTTCCCGCCAATCAGCGGCCAGGCGCGCCCCTCGTCAGCAATCAGCTTGATGGTCAGCATGGAGATAGCCCCGCCGGTGATTTCCGGGCGCAGTTCACCCGACAGCGTAATTTTCTCATCACCCACGCCGATAAACTGCGCCGAGGCGCGCTGACCGACGCGGCTGTTTGTCGGCCAGCGGTAATCGACGGTCTGCTGCAGCTCGTTGTACGGCAGCGTCTGGCGCATAAACGGGATCAGCCCGTAAATCATCATCATCGGTTAATCACTCCCATCCCATTTTTGTACGCTGCTGCGCCTGCTTTTTGCGTGCTTCACGTTCGCGATCCTGCGCTATCAGTGCCAGCGCATCATCTTTCGACATTCCCGGATGCATATTGATCTCATAACTGCTGTGGTTCTGGCTGTTATCGGTATAACCGCCGCCAGCCGCTGCGGTAACAGGGCGATATCCGGCACCTCCGCTTGCAAGGCTGTACTGCATACCCGGATACTGAAACCCGACGTCACCACCGGCGGGGGCATCAGTCGGGATGTTGTCTTTAAGTTTTTTCGACTTATCGTCAACCATGCCGAGCTTTTCCAGCACCCAGTCAATGCCGTTCTGCAACTCCGTCAGCGGTGACAGTACAAACTTAATTCCTGCGGCCAGCAGCTCACCAAACTGCTTGCCCATATCACCCGCCGCTTTCAGTTCATCCTGGGTTAACTTGACCGGCTCAAGCAGCCCTTTGAACTTGTCCCATACCCAGCCGAGCTTATCCCCCAGCCAGTCAAAGGCGGGCTTGAGCGGTGCAAAGGCGTCAGCGATTGGCCCCATTGCGGCGGTAAACCCTGCGGCCATTCCTTTCAGAAACTCGCTGATAGGCTCCCAGTATTTCCTGATAAGTAACGCCCCCCCGACGATGGCGGCGGCCACCAGGACAACTGGCAGGGAGATGGCACCGAGGGCGGCGACAATCATTTCCCCGGCAAGGCTGAAAGCGATTTTCATCTTCCCGGCACCGCCGATAATGGTATTTATCCCTGAGATCACCGGCCACGACGCCAGGCCAATCGAACCGAGCGCACCGAGCAGAGCCACGCCAGCGACGGCGGCTTTTGCCATGCCGTTTGCCAGCGCGGGATTAGCTTTAATCCAGTTATCCACTTTCAGCAGGAACTTCGTCGCGCTCTGCGTCAGTGACCGCAGCGAGCTGTCCAGCCCGTCGAACAGGTCAGTACCGATTGCCTCCCACGCTGACTGCAGCTCTTTAAAGTCGCCGCCGAGGTTGTCCTGCTGGATTTTGACCAGCGCCGACGTGCTGCCGTCAGACTTCTGAAAAGTATTTGTCAGCTCGTCGAGCAGCCCGTTTGAGGCGGCTTTCATCAGCGTCACGGCAGACGATGCCGCCTCTTCGCCGAAGATGGTCTTCATGTACTCAGCCTGCTGCGACGAGCCGAGGCGGTTCTTTTCAAATGACCGCTGCATCTCTTTCAGGATGGTGAAGAAGGGCCGCATGTTGCCCTTGCTGTCGGACGTTTTAACGCCCAGTTCCTGAATAGCTGTTCCCGCCTGCCCGGTCGGAGCCTGCAGGCGCAGCAGCATAGCGCGCACCCCGGTTCCCGCCATGCTTCCGGTGGTGCCCGCTTTCGCCAGCGCGCCGATCATGGCGGTGGTCTGCTCGACGCTGACGCCCGCGTTTTTCGCCACCGGTGCGATGTAGGTCAGTGCATCGCTCAGGCCGTCAAAGTTGGCGGCTGTTTTGTTCAGCGTTGAGCTGATCACGTCGCCGAGGTGGGCTACTTCGCTGTTAGCCAGGCCAAAAGCGTTTTTGGTACTCATCAGCAGCGAGGCGCTTTCTTCCATGCTGCGGTTGTTTGCCAGCGACATATCCAGCGTGACCGGCGTCGCCGCCTTGATGTCGTCAACGCTGCCGCCTGATTTGGCGATAATGATCTGCGCCTGCGCGGCATCGTTGGCCGATGCGGCGGTGTTATCACCGATGCTGCGCGCCTGCGTGCGCAGGGACTGAAACTCTGCCGAGTCTTTATCAAGGCCGAGCGTCGCCTGCAGCGTGGAGTTAGCCAGCGCGAAGTCGTATCCCGGCTTGAGCACGGCAGCACCGGCCACCGCGCCCACCGTGGCGGCACCCAGCGCGGCGGCGCTGCCGTTGCGTACTTTCGCCGAAAGCTCTTGGCCCTTACGGTAGCGCTCGCTGACGCGGTTAAGCTGTTCCTGTTTCTGACTGAGGCGCTGCAGCTCCTGCTTTTGACGGCTCAGGCCGAGCGTTGCCTGTGCCGAACTGCTTTTAAGCCGCTGCTGCTCGCTGCTCAGGCTTTTGGTTGAGATGCCCGCAGCGTTGAGCGCTTCGCGCTGCTGCTGTACCGACAGACGCAGGGCGTTGCTTTTGGTCTGCAGGTCAGACGCAGCCTTGCGGGCGCTTTCCAGCGCACGGGCATGCTGCGTGGTCGGGCGTTCGGTGTTGCGAAACTGGACGGCCAGCGCCTGCGCCTCGTCCTTTGCCCCTTTCAGCGCCCGCTGCGTGACGGCAAGCTGTGCGCTGCTCTTGCGGAAACCGTCAATCTTCGCGGCCTGCGCATCCAGCGCCTTGATGCTGGCCTGCGTTTCACGGATGTTGCCCGAGAGTTTTTTGGTTTCGGCCTGAATGGCTTTGAAGGGACGGGACGCCTGATCGACGGCTTTCAGCAACACCTGCAGCCTGAGGTTATTACTCATCCGGGTTTACTCCGCTGCGGATCAAGGCCTGATGCCGCCAGTCGAGCAGGTCGGCCAGCGGCATGATGTACATTTCAGAGGGGGGCCAGTGAAAAACGGTGGCAACGTCGGCCATCAGGTCATTGACGGTCAGTTGCCGGGGCCAGTCTACTCGTCCGACTTCGGCGACAAAAAACCGATCACCAGCCCGGCCAGCGAGATCAGATCTTCGGGGGCCAGATTCAGGCACTCCGCTTTTGTCAGCGTCGGCTGGCTGATGCGGGGCAGCACGACAAGCAGCGCATCAACATCAGAACCGGCGAGGTCAGACAGACGCACGCCGCGCAGCGCGCCCGCATTCGGTTTAATCAGCTCAACCTGGCCGATTTCGGTTTCACCACGCTTAACCGGGCTTGCAAGCACAACAACATTTTCTTTCTTTTCCATTGTCTTATCTCTTTCAAGGGGGAATGAATACCAGCGCCGGGCGCTGGCATTGTTATCAAATCAGGCCGAGGTTCTTACGACGCTGCTCAATCCGGTCAACACCGCTCACGATTTCAATCATGTTCACCGTGTCGATTTCGATCAGCGCTTTGCCGTTCCAGGTGAGTTTGTAGTAGGTGCATTTGGTGGTGATTTTGGTTTCGGTATCTTCACCCTGTTTAGCTTCGCCAAAATCAAACGCCTGGTGACGCCCACGAACCTCGATTTCTACCGCGATTTCTTCGCCGGTATCGTCGCGCTGGTAAGAGCCGGTGAAGCGCAGCGGTACGGCAATGCCACCCCACTGCGACAGCACCAGTTCATCAACGCCGCCGATGGTCCACTCCATATCCAGCGCGTCATCGTCCAGGCCGTTATCAATGTGCGCGGCACCGTTCATGCCGCCGCCGCGATACGGGTCGAGTTTACGCGACAGCTTCGGCAGCGTGACCGCAGTGACCACCCCCTGATAGCTGTTGGAATCGTTGAAGAGGTTCAGCCTCTTAAGCTTGCGAGGTAATGCCATTTATCCGGCTCCTTAGCTGTTGACGGATGCGGCGAAGTTCGCCAGATAGCTGTCGGTGATGCGCTGACGCAGGGTTAAATCTTCCAGCGGCGGCACAGGCGTATAGTCGTAATCAATAAAGAGCTTGCCCGCTTTCAGGGTGTCCTTATCGTTTGCCGCGTCGTCATACCAGGCTGTTGCACCCAGCAGATAACCGGCATTGACCAGCTCACGGAACTTGGCGTTGATGCCCGCAATGATGTCCTTCACCAGCACCGGCGTCAGGGGCTTGTCATTGGCCCACATGTGCGCCTCTGCCATCGTATCGGCCAGCACCTGCGCCGTGCGGGTGTAGTTCTCAAAGGCGAACAGCGGATCGTCACTGCAGGTGCGGTTACCCCAGAAGCGGAAACCGTCTTTGCGGATAAGCGTGGTGACACATGCCTGATTCAGAAGATCAGCATCGGTGCCGACCTGCTGCAGATCCCAGAACACCGACGCGAAAACCCCGGTCACGCCGTTTACGCCAACGTTTGACAGGGTTTTATGCCAGCCGGTGTCGTTGTCGATTTTGGCGCGCAGGCCCAGCGCACGCGCCGTGGCATAAGCAATATCAGAGGCATTGGCGGTGGTGTTCCAGGCGATAAAGTCAGGCCAGATAACCATCAGCTCACGCTGGCTGAAATTCTCGCGATAGAGCATCGCCTCCGAGATGGTTTTGCAGCCGTGCGCAGACACGTAGCCAAAGGCCCGGAGCTGCTGACAGATGCTGGCGAGGGCGGTTGCCACCTCCAGCGAGTCGAGGCCCGGCACGCCCAGGATGCGCGGCTTAACGTCAAGCTGCGTCTGCGCACTCAGCAGCGCTTTCATCCCGGTGTATTTGCCGTTTTCGTCAGTGCCGCCGATGATATTGGAGATTGTTTCCGCATCCGTGGCACCTTCAGCCACGCGCACGACAACCGTCACCGGCTTGGACTGATCGGCAATCGCCTGCAGCGATGCGGCCAGCGTGCCTTTTTTGCCTGCTTTGGCGATTGCGCCCTGCACGTTGGTCAGCAGTACGGGCGTATTAAGGGGAAAGGTAGCGGCGTCGGCATCCTCTGCAGTGCAGACCATGCCGACAATCGCGGTGGAAACGGTGGAGATGGTGCGCGTGCCGTCGTTGATTTCGACGACACGGACACCGTGGTGATAATCTGCCATCTGTAGCACTCCAAATTAAGGGTGCGCTCAGATTGTCAGCTCATGCGGGGGGATGCATGTTGTTGCGGCTTGCTGGCCTGCCAGCAAACAGGCGGGTAAATGGCGTTATTCCTGTGCAGAGGTTTCCGGCACTTCCGGCCACTGAATATCATCCGGGCTGGATGTATCCACCCGGTTCAAGAGCACGCTATATTTTCGCCAGGCGGAAAAGCTGGCGGCCTCATCGCTGGTTGCCATATCTAAATCTACCGCGTACTGCAATGGCGCGATCGCCGCTTGCGCCTTAACTCTCAGGCTCTCTTTTTCTAACACTGCGGCCTTTACCCGCTCGTCATGCGTGAGCGGGAGAACATCGCCCCATGCCGGTAAACCGTCACTATTTTTAACGAGACGCTTGCCCGCAGGCGCTCCCGCTGAGAATTCAAGATACACAGCCTCACTCACCGGGATGGCATCTGTGGGCCAGGTACCGGCGCGATCATAGTCCGGCTTCAATGTATCAAGATAAAACGCCAAATCTTTAGAGCTAAAGTTAACGGTCATAATCAATACCCTACTGCTATGTACACAATGGAGTTGCCCGTGGGAGTTGAATACACAAGCCTCATTTTTGTTCTGTCGGTTGCTCCAGAGTCATAGCTCACGGACCGCGTTGTTGGATCCTGGGTCGGCATAATGGGTATTAAGACGTTCACAGCGGTTGGAAAAGGCACCGGGAAATTAGCATCAACGGTTTTTACTCCTGAGCCAGAACTGCCGACACCGATAACGCCATACTGAACGTAGTGGCCTCCGGGCACTCTGAAATAGCCACTACCTGCCTTGCTGTTCACATAGGATGACATATCAGGTATCTGACCTGCACCCTCGCCAATCACCGCTTTTGCTGCATTCCCGATGCCGAGATTAGTCAGAAACGCAGCAACGTTTGAAATGTCCGCGCCGTTGGCAGCCTTATCCATTTTTCCGGCCAGCGCGTTGGTCATCGTTGTTGCGAAGTTAGGGTCGTTACCCAGCGCCGTCGCCAGCTCTTTGAGCGTATCCAGCGCCGCCGGTGACGAGTCAACCAGCCCGGCCAGCGCGGCTTTAACGTAGGCCGTTGTCGCCACCTGCGTATTATTTACCGTCTGCGCAGCGGTAGGGGCCGTAGGCGCACCGGTCAGCGCGGGACTCGCAAGCGGGGCTTTCAGCGCCAGGGCGCTCGTCAGTGCGGTGTTAATCGCAGAAACCAGCAGTTGAGTAAATGCCGTAGTAGCAATCTGAGTGCCGTTGTTTGACTGTGCCGGAGTCGGGGCGGTCGGTGTGCCGGTCAGGGCCGGGCTGACTTTCGGTGCGTACTGCGGGTGCGGGTCTGCGGCGGCAAGATGCTGCGCCATCAGTGAATCGGCGTATGCCCTGACGACAATCACCCCGTCGTCAACGTACTTTCGGGTTGCCAGCACCACCGACGGGTCGATTTTCAGCGTGACGGCATCCGTGCTGTTAACAATCAGGATCATGCGCACCGTCTGCGTGCGTCCGCTGCCTTCCTGCAGTTGCGGCTTGTACGTTTCCGGGCAGTTGGCCACGGCAATCATCACGCCGTCGGCATCAAACAGGCCAATCTCTCTAATCCAGAAACCGCCGTCAGTCTCAGGGATAATCTGTTCGGCAATAATCTGGCTGCTGTTGGCGGCATCCACGCTGAGCGCATTAAGCGCAGCGCGGCGTTTCTCTGCAACCAGCGCCGTCTGGCTGGCGTTCGGCGTGGGCAGGGTGCCGCCGCCATCGCCGACAGACATATGGGTGATCTGCAGCTTGGTCCCGAGCGCGGCGGCGTTAGCCAGCTTTGCGGCGCCGAGGTTGGTTAACAGGGCGTAATATCTGGTCATGCGCTCACTTCCATTCTGTCGATGATGTGGATTGCCGCGCCGGAATAACCCGGCCCGGACACGGTGATAATTTCAGGGGTGTAGGGGTAAACCGTCAGCTCGTCGCCGTCATAGCTCACTGCAGCAACAGGCAGACCGCCCGTAACGTCAAGATTGATGGAAAGCCCGATCAGATGACGGCTGCGCGGCTTTGCGTCGTCTATCAGCCGCTCAAGCTCGCTGTACATTTCATCCGAAATGCCCGTATCCAGTACGCCGACGTCCAGCCGGAACGTGCCAGGCACATCGCCGGTTTTCCACTATTCAGTAATCCTGATGAGATACCCCAGCGGCTCAACCACGCGCCGAATCGCGCCGATGGTGCCTTTGTGCCGGTGAACGTAGGCCGATGCCGCGACGACCTTTCGTTTTGTGGCTTCCGGCCAGTTCGCATCCCAGCGGTCAACCGACCAGGCCCACGCCAGATACGGCAGCAGCTCGACCGGGCATGTCTGCGGGTTCCACAACTGGCGCAGCGGGACCGGGGTTTGTTCGATGGCGGCGCACGCCTCTGCGGCGGCCACCTCCAGCGTTGTCGAACCTGTCGGCAGGAGGCGATCACTCATCGGAGCCACCGACGGTGATACTGTATTGCGTGCAGTACGCGGCCTGGGTTTTATCCAGCACCACGTCGGCGGGCGGTGATGACAGCATCACGCGCTGGACGCCCTCAACGTGCAGCGCGGCAAACAGCGCCGACTGGCGAATATCGCGACCGAGCCGCCGCTGCGCCGATACAAACGCCGCAAGCCGGGCCTCTGCCGCTGCGCGAATGGGTTCAGCCTCCGGCCCCGGATAAATAAACAGCGTGGCGTTAATGCTGTACTCAACGATGGCGGCAGACTGAACCGTTACCCGGTCAGCAACCGGGCGCACGTTTTCATCATTCAGCGCCGCGTCCACAATGGAAAGCAGGTCATCCGGCGCGGTGCCATTCCCCTCACGCGACAACACGGTAACGGTAACCACGGCGGGGGATGGACTGATAGCGGAGGCGTCAGCCACGCGCCCGTCGGCACTTTTCGCGTGATACTCATACGCGCCTGTCGGCCCGGCCACGCTAAGCCCTTCAAAGGCTCCGGCCACGCGCAGACGGAAGTCTTCATCGCTTTCCATCACGGCGGCAACCGGTGGGATCGCCGTATCGTCAGCCGGGGTGATGGTCAGGCGTGACACGCCGTTATTTGCTCCCAGCTGATCGAGGTCACCGCCGAGGGCAAAGGCTACCGTGTTTGCTCTGGCGGCTTCGTTAACGCGCTGGCGCAGGATGATTTCGCGGTAGGCGTTTTCCTGCAGCAGCTTCACGATGGGTTCCGATTCCAGCGTCAGCGTACGCGCAATGGCTGCCTGCTGATCGGCAGGGTAAAGAGAAATCAGCGTGGCTTTGCGTTCAGCAAGCAGGGTTTCATAGTCCAGCGCTTCGACCACATCGGGCGCGGGGAGCTGGCTCAGGTCAATGGTTGCCATAGTGTCAACTCACAGGAACGGTAAGTGAAAAATCCTGACGGGAATCAGTGCGTGAACCTGTAATTTCCACCACCATCCCGCCGTTAAAGTCCGGGTCAAAGCTGATGGCGGTAAGCTTCACACGCGGTTCCCACTGCAGGATCGCCATATAGCACGCCGACATGATTTGCAGGTGCAGCGCGCCGTTGTTCGGCATATCAATCAGCGCCGACAGCAGCGAGCCGTATTCGCGCCGCATTACCCTGGTGCCAACCGGCGTTATCAGGATGTCGCGCACGGACTGCCGGATATGCTCAATGTCATCAGCCGCCGTGCCGGTGTCGCGGTTCATTCCGCTGTATTTAGGCGTTGTCATTGCGGCCCGTCCGTCTGGCTGCCGCCGCGCTCAATACCGCCGTGTGTGTGACTGTGTGACACAACACCGTTTGATGTGAAGCTGCCGCCTGTGTGGCTAATATCCCCCTTCATGGTGCCGCCGCCGGTCAGTTCGAAACTCGCCGCTTTCAGCTTTTTGGTGCATTCCACCAGGGGCGTATCGAGGGTGATTTTTTCACTGGCGGTGACCACGACGACTTTTGTTGTCGCACTGATGGAATCAGCCGCCTCAATCGTGGCGGTTTTGATGCCTGTCGCACTGAGTGCGCCGGTGGCGGGTTCGTACTCGATCACGGCACCGTCAGGGAATGACCAGTGCAGTGCATCAGCGGAGGCAGACGGGGCGGGATTTTCGTCAGAATAGATGCCCGTCAGGACGAAGGCGGTATCCAGCTCGCCGCCCAGGCACAGAACGAGCACCTGCTCACCCACGGAAGGGGCATTCCAGGAGCGGGTATTTCCGGCGCGCGCGGTCAGCCACTGCAGCCAGGCGGTAGTGTTGTTTCCGGTATCCACGCGGCAGGTGCCGTCAGCAAGATTGACAGAGGCAACGGTGCCGATACGGATCAGGTTGCGCAGCAGGCGCAGAATTTCGGGGGTTTGTGAGTTCATCTAAACATAATGCTTTTCAAAAATGCTTAAATGAAATTATGATTGTACGCTGGCGAACTATCAAACGTGCTCTTGCTCATATGGATTGATAATGGATAATAAAATTTTCATGGATAGTGCTGTAAAGAAACTGGTAGACAATTACCTACAGAGAATTGATTCTCTTGAAGGTGACGATGAATTTTCAGGTAAAAGAAATTATCATATTTCAACTATCCTCTCATGGTTTACAAAGAACTCTATTATTGTTGATGCTAACTTGAAGGTAAGCGCTAAGCATTATAAAGAACCTTTTATTAAAGAGTTAAATTCCCATGGCATGCTTGACGGTGAGCTAAATCTTGTTTTTGCCTACTGCATGTGCTTTGGAATGGAGTATTATATAAACTCTCCATATTCAATGGATGAGTGTATTAAAATGGCTAAGGAGTTTTCAGAGGATAACATTGAGGAGTTTGATTTTTTCTCAAGAAGTATAATAACCAAGGCCCTGCATTATACATCGAATGCTGTTATTAAGGATTTGCTGAACAATGAAGACTTCAAAACTATTAAGGAGTTTGCTTCTAAAACTCGGTATGCAGAACAGCTGAAGGAGCTGTGGGACAGAGAGATAGAAGAGAAAAAAGGGAGGGTTGATAATCTTAAAAGTACACTTGATAAATATGAAGAAGCTTTTAATTTTATTGGTCTTCATGAGGGGTTTGTTGAGTTGGGGACGATCAAGAAAAAAGAGCTGTATTGGTCGAGGGTTGCACTCTTTTCACTTGGAGCTTTCATTCCTTTATCTATTACTATGATCTCATGGTTGTTTTTCCATTTCGAGATTAAATTAGAAAAGGCTTTGGATTTGGTTAAACTTATTCCCGGGGCATCAATTACAGTATTCTTTTTTTATTATTTTAGAATATCCCTAGTAAACTATAACTCAATTAAAGCGCAGATAATTCAAATTGAACTCAGGAAAAATCTCTGTCGGTTCATTCAAAGCTATGCTGAACACTCACTAAAACTTAAGACGGAAAAAATAAATCATTTGGAGAAATTCGAAGATATTATATTTTCTAATATAATGACTACTGGAGACAAAATGCCATCAACTTTCGATGGCTTGGAGCAAATCGCAACATTTGTAAGCAGTCTTAAAGATAAGAAATGATTTAGAACTGCTCATTTTCCGATTGCCGATATGATTTGCTCTTCAATGTACGTGATCAAATTTTTATTGAAGCCTAATAATGGTCTTTGCTCATACGTTGTCTCTTGGCCGCCCTTGACTGGGCGGTCGCGCAGGCCGTAATGATGCACCCTCACCATGCGCTGGACCCGTCCGGTAAACTCAACCACAGCATCATCGCCAGTGGCTTTCGCCTTCATGTATTTTGCCGTGCGGAGTTTGGCGAACATTTCCCGTTTTATGCGGTCCTTTTTGCCCCGCAGCGGCTGTGCTTTTCGTGGCTTAAACGGCGTACCGTCCGGGGCTTTCTGGCTCATGATGTTCCGCTGCTGACTGGCGCGCAGCTTTCTGGCAATACCTGACGCCATTTGTTTTCGCGCCGCCGGGGAAAGGTTAGCAATCAGTGCAGCAATCCGGCCCTCAAGGGGTTCAAGGGGGTTCATTGCTGCCACTCACTGACCAGCTCATTTTTCACGTACATCTGCCACGGACGGGGGGCATTCTCCGGCAGCGGTGGCTCACCGACATGATCAACGTGCAGCGCACCCGCTTCATTTTTCACGATAACGCGCTCTGTCAGCTGCAAGTTCATGCTGATATCCATCACCGAATCGCTGACAACATCGGCATTAAACGTGAAGCCGGTGCGGCGCTTTTCTTCGGTTGCCATGATGTCGGGCTGGTTCTCACGCAGCCAGGCCAGCACCGGCACAACCAGCAAATCCAGATCGCCGTCATAGTCGGTTACCACCAGGTTAAGCTGATACTGATATTCAAACGATAGCGAGCTGGCGAGCGTGGAAACCATGCGCCCGTTATCAATAAACATATTCAGGCTGTCAGGGTTTCGCTGCAGCAGTGGTACGCAGGTTGTCAGCGCTTCCCGCAGTTGCTTCGGTTTCAGCATCGTGCTGCTCCTGGCATTCTTTGATGATTTCCACCTGCAGCCCGCATGATGTGAGCGCAGCCTCTAACTGCCGGTTGTCAGCCGCCAGATCGCCCTGGGTCAGCAGGCTGTTTGACGGGAACGGGCAGCTTGTCACGCGTGGACATCCAATCCAGATAATCTCGGGCGCTGGCAAATGCGGGGCGACTGTGCAGCCGGATAACGTCATCAGGCAAAGCAGCAGCAGACCAGCCGCGTAATGTCGGGTTAGCATCGGTTTCCCTCTGGATGGTTAGCTCACGATTGAGCGCGCCGGTACTGGCCCGCCCCTGAAGCAGGCGCAGCGCCGCCTCTCGTTTCTGGCCGTCACGCGCTTCGGCATTCAGCCGCGTGATAGCTTTATCCCGGCTCTCAATGCCCGCCGACAGGGTGCCGATGATGCGCTGCGCATCGCCCAAATCGTTCTGGTCTGGCGAGCTGTTCAACAAAGGCCGCCGCAACCGCGCCGACCGCATCGAGCTGGATCTCAGTCATTCTCACCTGGCCAACGGCGCGTTATGCGATGACGGCCAGTGGCGGCAGATTGTCACCGTTGAGGATGCACTGACCGGCGGCTGCAACCTGTTCGACCTGGATCAGCTTTCGCTGGAATACAGCCCCTCTGAGTACCAGAACCTGCTGATGTGTGAGTTTGTCGACGACGAGGCAAGCGTATTCCCGTTTGCCGAGCTGCAGACCTGCATGATCGACAGCATGGAAGAGTGGAATGACTTTAACGTGTTCCTGCTGCGTCCCTTCGACTATCGCCCCGTTTGGATTGGTTACGACCCGTCACACACGGGTGACAGCGCAGGTTGTGCCGTCATCGCGCCGCCGCTGGTTCCCGGCGGTAAGTTCCGCGTGCTGGAGCGCCATCAGTGGCGCGGTATGGACTTTGCCGCGCAGGCCGCATCCATCAAGGAGCTGACGGAGAAATATAACGTCGAGTACATCGGTATTGATGCCACCGGTATCGGCCAGGGTGTTTTCCAGCTTGTGCGCCAGTTCTTCCCCGCAGCTCGTGAAATCCGTTACACGCCAGAGGTGAAAACCGCGATGGTCCTGAAAGCGAAGGACACGATCACCAGCGGGCGCCTTGAGTACGACGCCGGACATACCGATATCACGCAGTCCTTTATGGCTATCCGCAAAACGATGACAGCCAGCGGCAACCGCTCAACCTATGAAGCCAGCCGCAGTGAAGAGGCCAGCCACGCCGATGTCGCCTGGGCAATCATGCACGCACTTTTAAACGAACCGCTTACCGCCGCCGCCGGTGGTCAGAGTCAAAACTTTGTGGAGTTTTATTAATGAGCAAACGTAAAGGCCGCAAGTCTTTTCAGGAAAAATCCGCGCCAGCAATGGCGGCTACATCCAACCAGCAGGCCGAGGCGTTCAGCTTCGGTGAGCCGATCCCGGTACTTGATAAGCGGGATATTCTGGATTACGCCGAGTGCATCAGTAACGGGCGCTGGTACGAACCGCCGGTGAGCTTTCACGGTCTGGCGAAAAGCCTGCGCGCCGCCGTACATCACAGCTCACCGATTTACGTTAAGCGCAATATTTTGCTGTCTACTTACATTCCACACCCGATGCTTAGTCAGCAGGACTTTAGCCGCATTGTGCTGGACTATCTGACCTTCGGTAACGGCTTTGCCGAGTTACGCAAGAATGCGTTAGGGAAGGGGTTCCGCGTGGAGTGTTCGCCAGCGAAATATACCCGGCGCGGCGTTGAGGATGATACGTTCTGGTTTATCAATGACTGGAAAGATGCGCATCGTTTCGAGACGGGCAGCGTATTCCAGCTACTGGAGCCGGATGTTAACCAGGAGATTTACGGTCTGCCGGAATACCTTAGCGCGCTTAACTCGGCCTGGCTGAATGAAGCGGCCACCTTGTACCGGCGCAAGTATTACCAGAACGGCGCGCACGCGGGCTATATCCTGTATATGACGGACGCAGCGCAGAGCAGCAGTGATATAGAGCAGATGCGAAAAGCAATGCGTGACACTAAAGGCGTGGGCAATTTCCGCAACCTGTTTATGTATGCGCCGAACGGTAAGCCGGACGGGATTAAGATCCTGCCCCTGAGCGAGGTCGCCACCAAAGATGACTTTTTCAATATCAAAAAGGCCAGCCGTGACGACCTGCTGGCCGCGCACAGGGTGCCGCCTCAGATGATGGGAATCATCCCGGACAATGCGGGCGGGTTTGGCGATGTGGTGAAAGCGGCACAGGTGTTTGTTCGCAACGAGCTGACGCCACTGCAGGAGCGCATGAAAGAAATTAACACATGGCTGGGTGATGAAGTAATATCCTTCAAAAGTTATCACCTTGAATAATTTCACCCCTAAAGAAAGGGGCTCTCTACGCCCCTTTTTTGTAGATCCTTATTGATTCAACTAATAAGTTTAAAACCGGTTTAAAAGAAGTGAAATCCAAGGTTTTTCTTTTCTTTAGAATAACTTCTTCGGCAAATGTTTTTTTACCGAAATGAGCAGTGGTGTCATCATCGATATCCGGTGAAAATGTTCTACCATCGATCTTTATTTTTCTTATGCCATCAGAAAAGAAATCTTCAATTGAAGTCTCTTTTTTCTTCTCTAGTTCTGGCGTCCTTACATAAACCATATTACTGAAAATTATTGAAGGTTTACCAGCCTCAGGAGATATTTTATATTTATCTTTTATGGCATTATTTATTTTTCTGGGGCCGTCATCATTATCAACCAGCACAATGACTGGATTTAATAAACTTGGACTTTTAAAATCTTCCAGCCTTGCTTCATAGGAGAGTATGAACTTTCTAAGATCAGCTGTTCCTGTCAATAAGCCTAATAGGTCCTGAACTGTTTTACTTGCAGGTAGGATCTGAATTTTCAATGAGGTTTTATCATTATTAACTTCGATCAAATCTGGATAGTCAGCAGCAAGTGTCTTTAAAACAGCCTTAAGATAAATGACATCAGTTTTACCTTCACATATTACAATTGGCTTATCATTATTCGCAAAATATTTATAGTACAAGAACTGAGAATAAAGATAATCACTACCATCAAGCGCTAACTCACCATTCTTGTCACGAATATATTTTCCATGATTTATTGTGTTTTTTCTAATGAAATGAATATAACTGAACAAGCCATTTAACTTATCAATGCTCCCTTCGCATTTATTACCCTCATTATCCACATAAAAATACGAATTTGTGAGAAAAAGGGAATGGGCTTTAGGTCTTAAGTTAGATCTGTACTCATGCGGAATGTTAACAAATTTATTAACCACTAAGCCGGTTACTTCTTGGCGGGAATCAGAATATTGGAGTCTGGTTTTTTTTGAATTAACTGTAAAACCGCTACTTGAAATAATTTTCGAAAATTCGTCCCCAAGGGATATTTTATGACTATCATTCAGAGCGATGTTTTTAGGAAAGATTTTTTTATTAGTGGATATTGTTATATCATCAACATATCTAGAATAAGTGGCACTATTTCTCTTTGCTAAATTAGCAAGTTTCACATCTAGTGATCTGCTAATTAAATTTGAAATTATAGGTGAGCATGGACTACCTTGCGGTAAGGAATTATTATAGCAGGCAATTTGAGCTATAACCGTAGCGCATTTGTCCGTAAGTAAAAAATCCTTATTCTTAATGAAAAAACCTCTGACTCGTCCAAAATTAAAACTTCCGAAATAGTTTTCAAGATCAATGTTAAAAACATTATTTTTATTTTTGTGTGCTTTTGCGTTTGATAAGGCACCGTGGATTAGAATTTTGTTTTTTATTTTTTCTTTTCTCACAAATCCATGCGATAAAACCTTAAACTTCTGCTTGGGATAAATTTCATCTTGGCACTCATAAAGTACATCTGAAAGTTTTTTTTGAATGGCCTTAAGCTTTTTATTTGGAGCATGAATGATTCTAACGCCGCCACTTTTCTTACGCAGCTCAAATTCACTGTATTTATCTTTTTCAAAGAACAATAAATACGATAAAAACTTAGGCTTGCAGTCTAAAAAGACAGCGACATCTTTTAAATTTTTTAGCTTCTTCAATGTTTCTAATGCTGACATGCAATCGTCCCTGTAGAAGTGCCCATAGTTACTCTTACGCGATTCGACGAGTAACTTGGCGGCTATCCATGTTACTCTTTAAGGATACTTCAAGGAGCGTTGGCTCCAACGTTCTTTTCACTTGTCATGAAACATGACACAAAATCTAACTATGGGCACTGCTAAACTAACCCAATTATTCCAAGCTTTGCAAGCTTTGCCTCAGATTAGATGCATACATGTTTAAATGCTCGCGCGCAATGCTATCCCCGCCACGCCTGCCCGCTTTAGTGACCTCATTTCATGCAACTGCACGATCCTCACGAAGCTGCGCCGCAACTGGTGTGGTGAGGAGTGTGGGGCAGGGGATCCTACATGCGGATCCATGCACTCTATGCATGCATGGCTACAGGCCACCGATTTGGTGGCCTAAATGCGGGTTAATGAGTGAAGCGGAAGAGGTGGAAACCGTGCACACCCTCAGTAACGATCTTAACGTTCTGGCGTTGCGCCGTAATGTAGATATTGGCCTCAGCAGCAGTAATCGCATAGCCGGCACCAATAACCAGTTGAACAAAGTCAGCCGTGGAAATTTCGAGAAAATTTCCCTGATGCTTTATTGCTTCCCTGTAAGCCGAAAACATTGCACCGTCTTTTCTGGCCATGTCTAAACCCACCCATCCTGTTCCCATACTTCCTGTATCAGCTGGCTTAAGGTTTCGCGGTCAGACTCCAGAGTAAACCCTTCCATCTCAATACCAGCAGTGATGCCTGTGCGTATGGTGATTTTCGTCGCCGGGAAAACACTTAACACACGGCGGTGCAGTTCAGCATGAAAAGCATTCAGCGCTTCCGGGCTGACTTTCTGTTGACGATCCAGAGTGATATCAATTTGCATAGCGGCCTCCGTGACAGCTCAATCAACAGTGTAAAAAAGACTGTCGCTGATTTCATTACGAGGCGGCGCATTCGCCAGGTCAGCAATGATACTCAGCGCCAGTTCGAAATCAGTTGGTTTGCAGTTAGCTATGAGTGACACCTCAGCTATAAACCGTACACACGCCATTTTTTTATGCATGGCGTTTAGTTCGTCCATCTGCATACTCCCCCCTGTATAAATACTGTGTATATATACAGTATCATGGTGCTTTAGTGGATTGAAAGCATTTTGTTAAGATAAGTCTTAAGTTTTATCAGTCTGATAAGAAAGGCAAAATTCCATTTTCAGCATTGCTTTATCTGTGCCTGGTGAGGCACCCGATAGGTTACAAAGGCAGGGCATTCCGGGCCTTAAACCCCTTTTGGTGCTGTAAGCAAAAGGTTAAATCGGGCTAACAGTTTCACACTGTTAACCGGCTCTTTTCCTCTAAAAATCTCACCGCTGCCCGCGCCTCTGTACCATTCACCGAATATTTTGGTATCAAAACCACGAATAAGGCGCACAGCCAGGCCACGGGTAATCGTCTCCCCCGTCAGATCCTTGATTTCGCCAATCGCCCTGGCACAGGCCGCTTCAACTTTCTCACTGCGCCTGAACTCTTTAGCTGTCTTTTTCGGCTGATCGGCCCGTATCCTTTGCAACAATCGCCGGCGCTCCGTCCGGTTCATCTTCTCAAAGTCCTTAGCAGGCATTATTTCCGGGTTCGACGCATCCTCAGATCCCGGCTTCCCCGTACAGTTATTGACAGAACTCCGAGAGGACGCGGGCGCGCCCTCAAGGTCAAAAACAAAATCAAAGGCAGATTCAACTGACAAAACCGAAAGTGGGGCGTCTGATGCGATAGCCTGCTGAGTGGCTTTTTTAGGGACTATCTTCCATTGCACCAGGCGCGTCAGGATAGGTGTATCTTCGCCAACGGCGGTGGAATACACCCCTTTGATGCGTACTGTCTCTTCGCCGTACTCGTTCAGCTCGTCACCTGATTGGTACCATGTGCGCACGGCTAATTCATCACGGCGAACAAACGGCCCGCCCTGGGCGTTAACGTACTCTGCCCATTCACCCTGATCGGCAGCATCGTGAACAGCAGCAAACTCTATACTCAGGCCGTGTGCTGTCTCACTGTCGGCCATGCGGCGCAGCTCGCGATAAACCGTAACAGGTGCGCCACCGACAAACTGAAACTGTCGGATGTGCCAGCGCGCCGCCCAGGCAGATACAGCCGGGGCTGTTTCCTTAAGCTCTTTCCCGCTCTCGTCATCCAGCTCACCATCAAGAGCGTAACCATCGATATTTTTAGATATGTATTTCGCAACGTATCCGGTGGCGCTACCTTTTTCAGAGTCGATCGCTTCGGCATGAAAGCGAGCTTTCCTGGCCTTATCTGTTGTCAGCTCGCTGCTGTCTTCCTGAAATGCGTAATCGCGCAGAATCTCACGCACTCGATCGACATCGCCGGGTAGCATGAACATGAGCATATGCCAGTGAGGCGTGGCGTCGTGGTGCGGTTCAGCAACGCGGATACCAAAAATGCGGATATCTTCACGGTGAAGTTTTGCACGTACCTTTTGCCATACACTGCAAAGATAGCGCTGCGTCTCAGAAGGATTGGCACCGTTCCACTTGCGGTTACGATGTCCGGTCTTAATCGTTGCGTGATAGCGGGACGGGGCAGTGATGGTGTAGAACTCACCTACAAATCCCATCTCATTACAGATATCTTCAAAGCCACGGATGCGGGTCATCAGCTCACAGCGACGAATTGCTGGGTTAGCCACACTGCCGTCATATTTATCAATCAGGTTTATGCGGTTCCCGGCCTCGTCCTCCAGTTCCATCCCTTTCAGGAACTCACGGGTGCGGCGCTTTTGCTCGCGCCACTCGATCACATTCATCGTGCTGGCGTAAGGTGTGTGTTTTTTGCTTACGTTAGCCAGGGCGATCTGCAGGTGTTCGCGCCACGACGCCGCAACACGGCGCAGGCGGTTTTTCCACCATCTTTCAGCACTCATGCGAGAAATCGCGGAGGCAACTTTTTCCGGCTCAAATAGTTTAGTTGTTACCTTGTCCCACAGCGGCGGCGTCTGCTTTAACTGGCGGGTGATAGCGGCTGCAACGGTATAGAGCTGGTGCGTATATTTGTAATCTGACGCATCAGTGACAACGGTGTGAACCTGAGCCATTTCAGCAGAGATGAAACTTGCGACATCACCGGCCAGCATATCTACGTCGGCACGAGACATATCGGCCAGGCGGTTAAACCGACCGTTCAGCGCCCACAGAGTTGAAACAGCAGACACGCCGCGATCACCAGCGGGCGCGTGAGCTGCAAGCATTGCAAACATATCAGGGTGCATATCAGCAGTTTTGTATTGGGCATTGACGCGCTCAACGCGTGGCAATGTGCGCTCGACAAATGTTTTCGTTAAGTACGCATTGGCACGTGCTAAACCTTCTGTTTTTTCCAAATCATTCAGACGGCGCTTAACATCCATCTGAATAATGATCGGTTGTTCCTGGAGAAGATCACGCGCACGAGAAAGCGCCGCGATCAGCTGATCGCGGCGGTAGATTTTAGCATGGGTGAGATAGGGGCTGGCAATCGCCTTACGCGGGGCATTCCACGAGTAGGCGTAAGGGATAGTCATTTGTTGTGGCAGCTTTTAAGTTCGTCGTATTCTTTACAACTGACGCACAGCGTTACCCCATCCAGTGCTTTTCGACGAGCTTCCGGGATAGGTGAATTACAGCATTCACAGAAGAAAGCGCTCGGTGCTGCTGGACGTTTGAGGGTATTAGCCAGAGCGTGAGCGAGATTCTCCTCAACGCGCTGTTGTACCAGATCCATTGAGTCGGCCATTAGTGCAGCTCCTGTGAGCATGCCTCAAAGCGGCCAGCTTCCTGTCGCAATAGTTCGATTATCTCGACGGCAGACAATTCGCTGCGCTGTGCATAGATAGCAATTGCTTCAAGACGGATTGAAACGGCCAGCGCCTGGTCTTTCTTCTGTTCAGTGCGCGCTTTATTCAGCAGTACCAATACGGCATCTGCTGCAGCAACCATTTTTTTGTTATCAATATTCTGCATAGTTAATCTCCATATTCAGGCAAAAGAATGCCCGGCGTGTTTACGCCTTTAACTTAATTTGGGGGTTATTCGGAAAGTGCGCAGTCAGCAAATGACAGATAGCGCGGTAGCATTTTTCCCCAGCGGGAAATCTTGTTCATTGCCTCGATAATGTAGAGGCGGCGAGCCTCGTCAAACTCTTCAAAATTCTTACCGACTTCATCAGCCTTGAATGCGGCTGTGTGATCACGATTGGCTAGAGTTAAAACCACAAACTTAAAGTCATGATCCAGTCGATTGAAATACCGTAGTGCTGGATTGTCATTTTTCTGGCGAAGCTGACGACGACGCGCCTGGAACTGCTCAAACGGCATCGGCTCTTTAACAGCTTCAAGGTGAGAGTGAACATTAAAAGTCATTACTTACCCCATAATGTCGAGAGACGCTGAATAAAACTGGGCCTCACAGATGACAGCTCACGCAAAAGTACTTTCTGATCGTTGCTTGGATGCCAGCGCTTACCTTCACATCCCATAATCCAGCCGTGGCCAAATGAAAGGGAAGGAGACTGTCGCTTTAGCAATGGCGCGATAGACATAGGCATAACCACCTCAGCTCAGGCCGATTGATGCGCTGATACCACCAATAACATCAGCAGTAGAAGCCATCGCAGGATTGCTGTGAATGCGTGTATGTACAGCCATTGCCGCCAGTGTCAGGCAGCGAATACCCGAATTGACGCTATTCACAAAAGCATTTTTGCGTGATTGCGTCATATGCTCACCAGAGACAGCGCCGGCGGCGATTTGCCCGACAGCAGCCGTGGCGTGCAAAACGTAGTTCGGCAGGTTATCTGCTGACAGTTCATTTACCGGGACAGAGGGCAGGCAGTTCAATTGCGCCAGCAATCCATCAACCAATGAAGCGTCTTCTGTGAGATCCGTAAGTGCCAGCACATCAGCCAGTGTTAACTGGTGAGGCTGTTCCGGGTTTAATTTGTTGCGAAGCACCTGTGACCGCATACCGACCTTTTCAGCCAGCTCTGACAGGTTGTGATTTTGAGCAAACTGGCGACAGGCCGAATCGAGAAGCTGCTGTTTAGATACCTGGTAATCAAACATGGCTCGTTCCTGAGAAACTTGCATAATCAAGTTATGGCTTGATGTAACGACATTTGAGGGCGTGCTGACGGTTCTTTTCGCGCCATGCGGCTACGTTGACCAGGGCATTACCATGTTTTTCCATTACGTCAGTACGCGCTTTTCCTGTCTTCCGGCAGGTTGAGTTACGAACTACGGTGGTGGTCGGGGTAGGGGCAAGCAAAACAACGCCGTCACGGATCCATTTTTCCAGCACTGACTTACTGATGCCGTTGGCAGCAGCAAAATCATCCTTGGACATTGTCGGGGAGCTATTAAGGCTGATTGCACGGTTTACAGCGTTGTTAAGGGCTTCGCTTAGGGCGGGCATCAGTGAAGAAGTAATTGTCGCGATCAAATCTTGCGACTTAACTAAGTCAAATGCGTGCTGACTGTTTGCATTTTCAGTATGCATAAAGCAGTATCTCCATTCGGTGTATTGTGTTCTATCGTATTGCATGTGGTGTGTAGCTACTTTAGATCGCTTTATTTTAACTGTAAATGCATTTTTGCGATTCATGGTAAATTTATGCGTCTTGAAAACGCCGTAGCTACTGACGTTCTTGAAAGAATCCTCTCTGCATATGGCTTCACTATGCAAAAAGACCTCAGCGACAGGCTTGGTATTGCGAAGAGTAATGTTGCAAGCTGGTTGCAGCGCGGGCATGTGCCAGGCAATGTGATTGTGCAGTGTGCTTTAGATACCGGCACCGACGTTAACTGGTTGGTCACTGGTGAACTCGCAAAAGCAAGTTTTGATATTCCCCAGTCTCTTGGCAGCGGCAAAGCTCTCTATGATGAAATCATGTCGAATGGAGGTAAGCCTGTCTTACGCCGCATCATGGATGCCTATGGGTTCACTCTGCAAAAGCAGCTTTGCGACCTTCTGCAAATATCGTCTGGCACGGTAAGCACTTGGGTGCGCCGCGATTATTTCCCTGGTGATGTCGTAGTGGCTTGTGCACTTGATACGGGAGTGTCGCTGCAATGGTTGGCTACCGGGAAAGGGATGCCGGGAAGTGAAGGTTTGGTCAGCATTAGTAGCTCTTCGATTCCACGTAAAAATCTGACAGCCGGTGTATTGCAGGATGCAGGGCAATGGACTGTAGATTTAACCTTTATCTCTCACTCTATAACTGAGCCAGTATTCTTGTTCAGCAATAGTGGTGCGTGGATAGTAGATATGGCAGTTGTCGAGATCAGCAATGGTCGATGGTTGCTTGGTATAGATGAGAAATTCGATGTGTATGATATTACTCTTTTGCCAGGCAGAAAAATCAGCGTGACGGGGAAGGGGACAAACTTTACCTGTGGTGCAAGTGAGGTAAACACTGCTGGAAAAGTAGTGATGACGATGGATTTTAATTTTTAAAGGAATGACAAATGGACATTATTATTTCATTAATTTCATTGGGTCTGGTTGTATGGGCAGTGCGCCGTATTTGTTCAAAAAAACAAAGTAGTGGTAAGAAATTCGGTAAGTCAATTTTAGCAATCTTGTATTTTCTCATGTCTGGTGGCATCGCAATTGATAAAACAGGAGATCCCCTGATTGCGATTTTCTTAATTCTGATTGGTGCAGCTGCGGTTTCCTATTCAAATCGAAACTATAAAGAACCTAAAAACGGAAATACTGCTATTTTTGGTGAGCATGCTGCTGCGTTAAAAGATTTCGATTTAGCAGGTAAAGACAAAAAACCAAACGTATATCGCACCACTAATTATGTTAAGAGTAAGGATGCGGAGCTTACAGAGATCGCTTTTAACTATGTGAATGGTAGCGGTGAAACCAGTTTCCGCGATGTGGATGTGAAGAAATTTGATGGACAGTACATCGAGGGGTATTGCCATCTTTCCCGCGCGTTTAAGACGTTTAGGCTCGACCGGGTTGATGGTGATGTGATCCTGCGTGGCACTGGTGAAGCGATGGATGCATACCACTGGGCGGGAGAGATGGAAGGACAATGATAATATTTTTTAGTGTAATCCAAAGGATTGATTTATGGCTGAAATGATAGAAGTGTTTACTAAGGTTGTGTTGCCAATAATTTTAGCCGTTATAGCTTTCGTGGCTTCCTTTAAAGATTTCTTTGTTACGAAGAAAAAAATTACGGAAGATTGTGATAAATTAAGTAAAATTAGCTATGAACTATATAAAATAAACAAAGACGAAAACTTAGAAAAACTCGCCGTAGAATATGCTTATGCTGCTCTTACAAAAGATAGATTTTTGAATCTGGAGCAGAGAAAGGCTTTGGTTGGAAGTGAAAACCCAACAAGAGATATCGATCTTTTTATAAAATGCAGAAATTTTTTGAATATTGAAACAACTCCACTCCATTTCGTATGGAAAAAAAAGCGTTACTATTCTAATAAATATCGTTACTTAATTATATGCTTTCGGTCAATTCTGTATTGCATCGGCGCTGTTATTGCCTCATTACCATTTACATTCCAAGCATTCCTACCATCGTTCATAATTAAAAAACTATCAACATTACCTTCGCTCACTGTCGTATCTTTAATAATATATGCTTTGATATCCGGAGTTTTATTTGGATATATCAATCTTACTGCCGCTGTCAGGCTTATTGATTCAGCTAACTTGATTCAACGCCATAAGAAGCCTTGA